ATGGGCACCTACAGCGAGAAGATCAAGCTGACCAAGACGGCACTGGACAGCGCCGAACCTGTGACGACTGAGAAGGGGAACCGGCAACGGGTCCTGTTCGATACCGCCTTGCCAGGCTTCGGGGTTGTCGTGGGCGCGAGGACCAAGACATTCTTTGCCCAGAGGGGGAGCCGCCGCGTCACCCTTGGGCATTACGGGGAGCTGACCCTTGACCAAGGCCGCGAGAAGGCGAAGGCGGCACTACTCGAACTGCAAGGGCTCGCGCCGCCGTCCTCCGCCCGGGTCGGGCTCGCGCCGAAGAACCAGACCATCAGCCTCAAGGAGGGGCTTGAGCTGACGCTCAAGACGATGAAGGCGAAGGGCCGCAGCGCCCGGACCATCGGTGACTATGAGTACCTGATGACGCGCTACCTTGAGGACTGGTTGAACAAGCCGCTGGCCTCGATCACCCGGGAGGACGCGAACAGCCGCCATCATCAGATCGTGGCCGACATCGCCGCGGGCAAGTACGCGACCGTGACCCCGAAGAACGGGAAAACCTACAAGAAAGAGCGCACCGAGGAGTCAGGCCGCTACACCGCCAACTCCGTCATGCGCGTGTTCCGGGCGATCTACAACCGCGCCGCCCGCCAGTATGAAGGGATGCCCGACAACCCCTGCATCGCGGTCGATTGGTACAGGGAGGAGGAGCGGGACGCCGCCATCCCAGACAAGGACCTGCCCCGCTGGTTTGCCGAGGTGCTGGGCTTGGACAACCCGATCCGCCGGGACTATCTCTTGTTTGTCCTATTCACGGGGATGCGCCGGGGCTCCGCTGCGGAGGTCGAATGGGATCATGTGAAGTGGGACGACCGCGCGCTGTATGTGCCCAACCCGAAGGGCGGCAAGGATCGGGCCTTCTTCCTCCCCCTGTCGGACTACCTCATTGACTTGTTGAAGAAGCGGCAGGAATGCGAGCTGACCAACAAGGCTTTCCCCAACTCGCCCTATGTGTTCCCGGCGGAAAGCGCGAGCGGCCACATCAGCGAGCCCAAGGTGAAGCTGTCCGTCCCCTTCTCGATTCACGGGCTGCGCCATACGTTCATCACGCAGGCGTACCAGCTCGGCATCCCGGAGCCGGTCATTCAAGTCTTGGTGAACCACGCCGTGTCGGCCCGGTCCAGCCGGAAGATCACGCGCAACTACTACACCCCTGACCAAGAGTACCTGCGCGGGCCGATGCAGCAGATTTCCGACCGGCTGCGCCTCCTGTGCGAGGGCTCGAAGAAAAGCCAGAAGGGACAAGCAGTTGTGCCAGAAAAGGACCCGAAAAAGTAAAGTAAAAAGTATATAGATCAATCCCTTAGAGGTGTATCTGACACGAAAAACCGCTTCTAAAACGGTTTTTCTTAGGGTTAGAATAAGTCCATCAGCCCCGGGTGATCCGGGGCGACCTGAGTGATTGCTAGGTGGGCGAGAGTCCGGGGCGGAGCGTGATGCGATAGCCGGACAGGAGCCACCTCAAATCCGAGCGTGATGCAAGGGGGCAGTCGTGAGCCAAACATTGGCTTGCGCTGCCTCCTTTCTTTTTGGTGGCGCGGGCCGTGATCGGAGTCCCCGACCATGACCGAGAAGAACAACCGCATCAAGCTCAACGCGACGGAAGTGGCCTTCCACACGAAGAAGTCCGTTGCAAACATCTACTGGAAAGTCAAACACGATCCCACCTTCCCGAAGCCGCACAAGGTCCCCGGGCGGCGCGCGTCCTTTTGGTACAAGGACGAAATCGACGCCTATGAGGAAAAGCAGGAGAAGCGCCGCACCTTCCGCAAAGAGGTCCTGAACCTCGCATGGCACTGCGCCGATGCGGTCAATCAGGTTCGCGCTACCCCTGACGACGCCCCGCACCCCTTCATCACCGCCTTCCTGCTGGCCGGAGGTGACTCGCTTGAGGCGCTGACCGCTGAAACCGGCCTCCCGGCTGGGCGCGTCCGGCAACTGGCAGAGAAGCACGGCGATGCCACCGACGATGAGGTGTGCGAGCTGTTCATTCAGGCCGTCGCCCAAGTCCTGCGCCGCGAGAAGGAGCTGCGCCAGCGGATCGAAGCTGACCCCGCGCTGACCGACAGCGAGCCCTTCCTGAAGCTCTTGTATGACCTGGACGAAGCCCACGCGCTCTGCTTTGGGCGGTCGCTCATCGAGTACCTGCTGAAGGAGGGCCGCGAAGATGGACGCGCGTAACCCTCTGAGCATCGAGCAGGTGATGCAGCTCGCGGTATTCACGACCGAGGAAGCCGCGATCTACCTGCGCCTGTCCCGCCAGACCCTCGAAGGCCTGCGCGTCAAGGGCGGTGGCCCGCGCTACGCGAAGTTGAGCCGCCGGGTCCTGTACCGCCGCGCCGCCCTTGACGAGTGGCTGACCGCCAACGAACAAAACCATACCGCGGAGGGCGTGTGATGGAACAACTCAAACACGATACCGCCGCCGCTATCGACTTCCTGCGCCGCCTGTCGCCGGAACACGGCTGGAGCCTCACGGCAATCGAGCCGGACGGCGGAGCCGAGACGCGGACCTTCAAGCCCAGCGAGGCGGACGCCGCCGCCGCGTGGATCGAAGGCCATCAGGGCAAGCGGGGAATCTACTACCACATCAACCTCGTGCGCTCCCGCCTCACCAAGAAAGCGAGCAAGGAGCAAATCGCCGGTTTCCGCGCCTTCCATATTGATGTTGATCCGCGGGCCGGGGAAGAACTCGCCAGCGAGCAGGAGCGCATCTACAAGCTGCTGACGACCCCGCGGGACGGCGTGCCGTCGCCTTCGCTGATCGTTTCGAGCGGTGGTGGGTATCAGGCGGTGTGGCTGCTGAGCGAACCGCTGATGATTCCGCAGTGGAAGGGCGAAGGCAACGAACCGCCGGAGCTGCTGTTGGGCGAGGCGATCAACCGGGGCCTACAGAACGCCTACAGCAAGGACGAAGCCCGCGCGGACAATACCCAAGACTGCACGCGCCTCCTACGCCTCCCGGGCACTATCAACGTGCCCAACAAGAAGAAGGCGGCGAAGGGCCGCGGGCCTGCCCTGTCCTCGCTGGTTCCGGGGGCGGACTTCTCCCGCCGCTACGCCGCGGAGGACTTCGACAAGCTGAAGGCATACGCCGACCAGCCCAAGGAGGCCGCGCCGCTGGCGACCGCCGGACAGGTCGCGCCGCGCTCGAAGCAGCCCCCCGCGGACAAGTGGAAGATCGCTGACGCCGCGATCCCGCCGACCGTGGGCACGGCGGAGCTGACCGCATGGGCCGATGCGAACGGAAAGACGATTGACGACTGGGCGCTGGCGCTGGTGACGACCGGGGACACCTCGAAGTATGACGGCGACCGCAGCGACATGGTGTTTGCCGTTACCTGCCACCTCGCCCGGGTGGGCGCGCCCAAGGAGCTGGTCGCCGGGCTGTTGCTCGACTCGAACAACGCCGCCTTCTACGAGCACGTCAGCGCGCAGAAGGGGAACAAGCGCCGGTACGTTGAGCGCCAAGTCAATCGCGCCTTTGCCGAAGTGGCGAAGGGGGACGGGACCGCCGGGACGCTGCCGGGCGGCGAGGTCCTGACGTGGGATCGGATGAACCAGAACGGCGAACCGCTGCCGAGCTACTGGAACACCCGGACCGCGCTGATGCTGATGGGCGTGGAATGCCGCTATGACAAGTTCCGGGATCGGCACCTCATCGGCTCGCACGAGCTGGACGAGTACGCGGGCGACTTCTCCGACCACGCGGAGCGCATCTTGCGTGACGCGATCATCCGCCGCTTCGGCTTCGACCCGGGCGAGGTGAATCCACGCAACGCGGTCTTGTCGCTCTGCACGGAAAACCGCTTTGACTCGCTGCTCGACCACCTCCACGCGCTGCCCCCGTGGGATGGAACGCCGCGCCTCGATACCTGGCTGGTGGATTACCTCGGAGCGGAGGACAACGCCTACACCCGGGAGGCGGGGGCCGCTTGGCTGACCGCGGCCATCGTGCGGGCCTTCGAGCCCGGGGCGAAGTTCGACCAGATGCTGGTCCTTGAGGGCGCGACCGGCTTGGGCAAATCGACCGCCCTGCGCGTCCTCGCCACCGGCACCTTGGACCTGACCTGCGCTGACCGCTTCTCTGATGCCTCCTTCCTCGGGGCGCGTGATGCGCGCGAGGTCTTGGAGGTCACGGCGGGCGTCTGGATTCTCGAATGCGCAGAGCTGGACGGCATGAGCCGGAAGGAGGTGGAAACCCTCAAGGCCGCGATCACCCGCCAAGAGGACAAAGGACGCCTCGCCTACGCCCGCACCGCCGTTACCGTCCCCCGCCGGTTTGTATTGGCAGGCACGACCAACGAGGACCGCTATCTACACGACCCGACCGGCAACCGCCGCTTCTGGCCCGTCCGGGTGGCCCGTGGAAACCTCGAAGGGCTCGCCGCCGTGCGCGATCAACTGGTGGCGGAGGCGCTGGCCCGCTACCGCTCCGACTCGCACCGCCTGCTCCTGAGCCCGGAGGCGGAGGCGCTGGCGAAGCAGGAGCAGGACCGCCGCCGGGTGGTGGATGAGGGCTTCGTGGAATCGCTCCACGACCTGAGCGCCTGCCTCCAGCGCGGAACGGGGCAGTGGGCGGGCCGGTGGATCGTGACGAATGACGCCGTGTATGGACACCTCGGACTGACCCGCGACAAGCGGGTGGGAAAGGTCCCCCGGATGGTCAAGACCGCGATGCAGGCGCTGGGCTGGAAGAAGGTCCCGCAGACCGTGAAGGTGGATGGGAAGCCCAGCAACATCTTCGTCTGGGAAGGCGAAGGCGAACCGGGCAAGCCCGAAAGCGAGGACGCGACCGCGGGAGGCGACGGCCACCGCCCGCCGTTCTGACTGCGCAAGTTTTAACGGGCCACTGCCGGGTGGCCCTTTTTACCCGGCAAATCTTGTATGTAAAGGAGAAATGACGATGTACACGACTGAGAAAGAAACCCTCGAAGCCCTGCGCGTTGCCCACCACGAGGCCGACGAACGCTATGTCAGCCACCGCGCCGTGCAGAGCCTCGCCGTCAGGCTGCTGGACCTCGAAGAAGATGAGCAGCGGCACGACGCAGGCACCCTCCGCGCCGCTCTGGGCGTCCTGCTGCAAGACCTCCTGTGGGATGCGACACGGGAAGCTGGGACGGGTGCAGGCGAACGCGACGCCGACATGCAGCGCCTCGCTGACCAACTCGGGCTGATGCTAGACGTGATCGACTACGCCGAAGTGAGGCACTGACCCGCCGCCGTTCTTCCGGCCCTCCGGGTCGGACGGCGAAGGTAATGGCACCGCGGGCGGAGGTGCCGCGCCCTCGCTGGGCTGGAGGGTGCCGGGGAGTCCATCCGTTGATGGGTCGGGGCCTTCCGATGAGGCGCGAAGGCCGGACGGCTGAGGTAACAGGGTAAGGGGTAACACTATGGGTTCGTTTAGACGCCGGGGGGCGGAGGACGGAAGCGGAGGAGGAGGCGCCCAGAGGGGCGGGGTGCCGCCGCTCCCCTTCCTCCGTTCTTCCGTTCCGGCCTTCCTAAGTTTCTAACCCTTACTGTTACCTCTTACCTGTTACCGGAAGCAGAAGAACAGAAGGAGCCGGAGGAAGCGCCCTGCTTGGGCCTGTTGGCACCCGCGCACTGCCGCCCTGCGCCCTGATTCAACAATTCCGAAAACGTCTCCGAAACCACACCGGCGGAGCGCCATAGATTCCAGCGCCACTACCCCGCGTTTCCCGCGCACTGAATAGGTTCGTTTTCAGTAAGGCTCCAGCTATACTATCGTCATATGCAAGATTCATGCCAACACGAAAAGGAGCCCCAGCCATGAACGCGACAGACCGGAAGAAGGCGAACGCCATCATCAGCCAGATCGAAGCCCTGAAGGCCCAAGCGGAGGCGCTGGCGGGCGAACTCCGCGAGCTAGCGGACGCGGAACAGGAGAAGTTCGACAACATGCCCGAAGGGCTCCAAGGCGGGGACCGCGGGCAGGCGATGGAGGAAGCGGCGTGCAACCTGTCCAGCGCCGCGGACGCCCTCGAATCGGGGAGCCTCGAAGAAGCCCTTGAGGCCCTTGGACAGATTGAAGGCTTGGAGGTCTGACCATGAACCGCGCAACGATGACCGCCCGCCTGCTGGGCGAAGCCTCCGGCCCGCTTTCGGGCATCTACCTCCTGACGCACCGCCCCACGGGCAAGCGGTACGTGGGCCAGTCGGTCAATATCCGCAGCCGCTGGGCCGATCACCGCAGGACCGAAGGGAACGCCCACCTTGCGCGGGCGGTGTGGGAAGAAGGCCCGGACACATTCCTGTTTGAGATCGTGGAGCTGTGCGCCCCGGAGGAGCTGGACGACCGCGAAACCTTCTACATCTGGGCCTTCGATACCCTGCACCCGACCGGCTTCAATCACAACCTTGGCCGGGGTGGCGAGCGGTTCGATCCTGACGACTGGTACGCGAAAAACCGGGAGGAGCTGGCCCGCACCATGACCCGGCTCGACCATGACCCGGCCCTGTTGTCGCAGTTCGGGGAAGCCGTCACCCGGCTCCGGTCATCGCTGGGGAGGGCCGCACCATGACCCGCCGCGTTGCCACATACCTCCGTGTATCCACCCACAAGGACCAGACTGTGGAGAACCAACGGCTTGTCCTCGCGGACTGGATCGCCGCCAAGGGTTACTCGCTGGCCGCTGAGTTTGTCGATGAGGGTATCAGCGGAGCCAAGGGCCGCGACAAGCGCCCGGGTCTGGACGCCATGATGAAAGCCGCGGTACTGGGCAAGTTCGACATGGTTGCCGTGGTGGAACTCTCCCGCTTGGGCCGCTCGCTGTCGCACCTCGTTCAGATCGGGACCGAGCTACAGGCGCTGGGCGTCGATTTGTTCTTGCACCGGCAGGCCCTCGACTCCTCCACGCCGTTCGGGCGTATGCAGTTCGGGATGCTGGGCGTGCTCGCGGAGTACGAACGGGACCTGATCCGGGAGCGGACGCTTGAGGGCCTTGCTCGTGCGAAGAAGCAGGGCAAGACCTTGGGCCGTCCGACCGTCTCCCCGGGCAAGGAACAGAAGATCGCCGCCTTGCTCAAGGCCGGGACGCCCATCAACCGCATCCGCCGCATCGCGCAGGTCGGAGTATCAGCCATCTATCGCATCAAGAAGGAAATGGAATCATGTCCAACAACCAACTGACCAAGAACCCGACCGGGGGCGCGCTGGCGCTGCCCGACCTCGAACCGCGACACCTCGAACTCGTGCGGATGCTCGCCGCGGAGGGGAACCGTGAGCACACGATCCGGCGGGCGCTATCCCTCACCCCGAGCCAGTGGAAGCGCCTGAAGGAGGCGGACGGCGAGGACGGGGACCTGAGCCCGCTACAGCTCGCCCTTGAGGAGGGCCGGGCGGACGGAGCCGGGGAGATTGTCGCCTTCATGAAAGACAAGATGAAGAATGAGGGGGACTTCAAGGCCGCGGAATGGCTCGCCTCGAACATCTTTCAGATCAACAAGGGCGACGGGAACAACGACCAGCCCCGGGTCCTCATCCAGATCAACGCCGCCCTGTCGGCGGAGGAGTACAGCCGTGTCATCAACATCAACGACCGCGACGCATAGCCGCGCCGCCCGGCGGTTCGCCGTCCTCGCCTTGGGCGTCCTGCTGCCCCTCGCCACGCAGGCGGCACCGGAGGAGCCCCGCCCATACTCCGCCTTGGATACGGTCCGCCGGGCGCAGGTCGGCACGCATTCGCCGCGCCTCGCTCCGCCCGTCCGGGTCGCACCGGCGGAGCCCCTGAGCAGGAGGCCGGAGCCGTCCCGGTTCGAGCGCATGGACTGCCGCCCGGACCCCAGCCGACCGCTGGACCGGGCCATTGTCTGCACCCCACTCGAAGCCGAAAAAGTAAAGTAGATCAAGGAGTTATACAAGAAATAGTCCTTGCCGCGCTGTACATTCGTCCAGTATGGTTCCTCGAAAGCGACCGGGCACCAGCGCCCGGCGTGTAGGTGGGAATGGCCCCTCCGATGACGTGTTTTGGTGGCCTTCCTAGTCGTGATGACTTTTCCGAGGAACCCGAAACATGGCAACCATCGACTTCAACACCGTTCCCTCCGGCGTGACGCTGAACGAGGAACGCGCGCAATACCTCAGCGACCGTGCCGCCGAAACGGCCACCGCCTTCTCCCGCAAGGTTGAGAAGCTGCAAAACACGGTCATGGACGCCCGGAACAACTACACCCGGGAAGCCGAAGAATTCATCACCTCCGCCTCCCCGGAGGATCGCGCCACCGCTCGCGCCTTCGCCAAGAAGAACGCCGCGAACAAGGCCGCGAACATCCACCGCCAGCTCATCGCCAGTTCCGAAGCGGACCGCGCCGCGATGCTCAAGGGCCTCCAGACCATCGCAGCGGAAGCCGCCGCCATCCAAGCCGTGTACACCTCGCCCGCGACGATGCTGGGCCGTGTCGCCTTGGGCGATCCGAAGCGCACCCAATACCAGCTCCAGCTCGAAGGGGCCGGGCCGGTTGAAATGGAAACCGCCGCCCGGACCGCGATCATGACCGCGGACCTCGTGCTGGGCGCTGCCATCGCCACCGTGATCGACCGCCGCCCGAAGGATCGCCGCCCGTTCGCCGTGCAGGCTTTCGCGGATCGGATGCTGGGCGAGGTTTGGAAGCGCATGACGGCGAAGCTCGAAGGCGTCCAGCTCGCCTACAAGTCCGCCGTCGCCGCTGACCGCGAGTTTGTCCGCGGCAAGGCGGACGGGATCACGAACCTGTCGCTGGCCTTGTCCCGTCAGGCGATTGCCGAAGCCGACGATGAAAGCGAGGCCTGAGCATGAGCCTCCAAAACATGACCCATGACGACCTGAAGAAGCTCATCGCGGAGGCCGTCCGGGAAACCCTCGTGCAGATGGGGGCCGACCCATCGAACCCGATTGAGATGCAGCGGGACTTCCAGCACCTCCGCCAATGGCGGAGGGCCGGGGAGGACCTGCGCAGCAAGGGGATGCTTACCTTGTTGAGCATCTTCATCACCGGCTCCGTGGCCCTGTTCCTTGTGGGCCTGCGGGACTACTTCGGCAAGTGACCGGCGGCGATGAACGCGAAGGCGAAGTCCTCCCGCCTCCCCGCCCGTCCGCGGGCCGGGGCCAATGCCCGGTTCTTCCGTGACGATGACCCGCGCGTGAAGGTCCGCCGCTGCCTGATGTGTGGCGGCGACTTCTGGAGCGCGCACGCTGGAAACCGAATGTGTGCGGCCTGTATCGAGAAGGCCCGCGAACTTTGAACAACTGAAGGAGTTTTGAATCATGGCAACTTTCCTGCTCTACCGTACCCGCCCCGAGGACCGGAACCCCAGCGGCCTTCAGGCCGTCATCGTGACCGCGGCTGACGAGGCGACCGCCCGCGCCGTCGCCAACGCCCAAGCCCCGAACGGCTCCACCGAGGTTCCCGCCTCTTGGACCGCCCGGGACGTGAGCACGCTGCCCGCGGATACCGCCGTCTGGATCGAAGGCGACGTGGTCAGCCTCTTGGGCATGACCCGCGGCGGCGACCCGATCTAACAACAACCGAGTTCAGCCCCGGGCCGGAAGCCGTCCAACCTCACGCACTCAGCCTCGCCCCTCACGAGGCGCGGGGCGGCGGAAGGCTCCGGGGCTGTCCCCTGTTCAACTCCTCCCGCGCCCGGTGTCTTGGGCGGTGTGCGGGCTCCGCCGATGACGTGGGGCCGGGTGCGGGAAGGGGTTGGCGTATGGAGGGAGGCAACATGACCCAAACAATCCGCCCGACCCCGTTCCAAGCTCAGGTCCTGATGGTCCCGGAGGACCATTTCTTGTTCCTTGGCGGTGGCCGCGGGGGCGGCAAGAGTTTCGGCCTACAACTCCTGATCCTGCGACACGTCCAGCAGTACAAGAACCGCGCCCGGGTCCTCGTGACGCGCCGCCGCTTGAAGTCGCTGCTCCAGTTCGCGGAGGAGTTGCGGGCGCTGCTCCGGTCCGCCTTCGGGCCGGGCGTCCAATTCAACATGAATGATTCGATCTTCCGCCTGCCCAACGGCGGGACGATCCAGCTCACGCACTGCGAGTCCTCCAGCTCCATCAGCGACGTAGCCCAGGGCATGAACTTCTCGCTCATCGCCGTGGATGAGGCGGGCGAAGGCCCGGGGATGGAGGTGATTGACCAGCTCGGGCTATCGCTCCGCGCCCCGGGCGTCCCCCTGCGCATGATCCTTGCCGGGAACCCGGGCGGGGCGAATCACTCCGCCCTCGCGGAGCGGTACGTCACGGGCCGGGAGCCCTTCGTGCCGTTCGAGTTCGGGGGGAACTCTTGGGTGTATTGCCCCAGCGTCCTTGACGACAACCCGCACCTCCCGGACGCCTACCGCCGGAACTTCGAGGTGCTGCGCCATACGGACCCGGCGCTGTACAAGGCGATGCGGACGGGCGACTGGTCCGCGATCACGGGGGACTTCTTCGCCGGGACGTGGCGGGCCGATCAAATGGTCATCGACCACCACGACCTACCGCCGCACCTGTTCGCCTCGCTGAAGCTCGGCATTGACTGGGGCTCCGCCGCCCCGATGGTCGCCATGTTGGGCGGACAGCTCGCCTATGACGTGCGCCTGCCTGACGACCGGGTACTGCCCAAGGGGGCTTGGGTCCTGTACGACGAACACGCGGAGTTCGACCCCCGGAACCTGAGCCGTGGGACGGGCCGGACCCCGGGCCAGATTGCGCCCGCCCTTCACGCCGTCTGCGCCCGGAACGGAATCCGCGCCCGGGGCGTGATCGACTCCGCCGCGGAAGCCCGGACGGCGGGCCGGATGGAGGCGAGTATCAGCGACCTGTTCCGGGAAGCCGGGGTCAGGGTGACGCCCGCCCGGAAGGGGCCGCGGGTGCCTCGCTTCGAGGCCCTGAAGTCCTTGATGGTTCAGGGCGAGTTCTTTGTCACCTCGCGCTGCCGGTTCTGGTTGCAGACCGTCCCGGCGCTGCCCCGCGATCCGCGGAACCCGGAGGACGTTGATACACGGGCGGTCGATCACGCCCTTGATGCTACGTCCTACCTGATCGCCGGGGCCTCCTCTGGGCATGTAGCCGTGGGCGACTTCTCGCCGCCGCGCCGCCTGCCCGATACCGGGGACCGGGTGATGTACGTCTGAGGTCAGACGCCCCATAGCAAAACGGCCACCCCGGAGGATGGCCGCTCGCCTTGAAGATGGTGCCGCTTATCTGACTCGAACAGATGACCTACCGCTTACGAAGCGGTTGCTCTACCAACTGAGCTAAAGCGGCGCACTCCTGAAACCGTTATTAAACCTTTATTAGCCTTGCCCTGCAACCCCGTAAGCCCGCGCCGTTACTGGCTTTTCTGGCTCTGGACGTGCTACTTACGAATGCGCTGCTCTACCAACTGAGCTATGCCGGCGTAAGGCAGCGCGCATTATAGCGGAATCCGCAGCCCGTTTTACAGGGCGGCCTTCAGCCGGCCGAGGACTTTTTCCCGACCGATGAGTTCGAGCGTGGCGTCGATGGCCGGGGTCTGCGGCTCGCCCGTGACGAGCACGCGCACCGGCATCGCCAGCTTCGGCATCTTGAGGTCGTGCGCGGCGAGCGTTTCCTTGAACGCGGCGCTGATCGCGCTGCGCTCCCAGTCGATACCTTCGAGTCGGGCCACCAGGCCGGCCAGGGCCGGCAGGACGTCCGCGGTGACGTGCTGCGCAAGCAGTTCGGGCGTCGCATGCAGCGTGCGATAAAACAGGGTGGCGACGTCGGCGAGGTCCGCGATGGTGACGGCGCGCTCCTTCACCAGGGCGACGACCGCGACGAGGTCAGGGCCGTTGTCGGGATCGGCATTGTTGCGCACCAGAAAGGGGCGGGCCAGCTCGGCCAGCCGCGCGTTGTCGGTGGCCTTGATGTACTGCTGGTTGAGCCAGCGCAATTTTTCCGTGTTGAACTGCGCGGCCGAGGGGGTGATGTGGTCGAGGTCGAACCACTGCACGAACTGCTCACGGCTGAACAGTTCCGCGTCACCGTGCGACCAGCCTAGCCGTGCGAGATAGTTGATCACTGCTTCCGGAAGATAGCCTTCCTCGAAATACTGCATGACCGAAACCGCGCCGTGGCGCTTGGACAGCTTGGTGCCGTCGTCGCCGAGGATCATCGACAGGTGCGCATACTGCGGCACGGTCGCGCCCAGCGCTTTCAGGATATTGATCTGGCGCGGGGTGTTGTTGACGTGGTCGTCGCCGCGGATGACGTGGGTGATCTGCATGTCCCAGTCGTCGACCACCACGCAGAAGTTGTAGGTGGGCGTGCCGTCGGCGCGCGCGATGATGAGGTCGTCGAGCTCGGCGTTGGCAAACGCGATGGTGCCCTTGACCAGGTCCTTCCACGCCACCGTCCCCGCGGTGGGATTGCGGAACCGCACCACCGGCTGCACGCCCGACGGCGCGACCGGCAGGGTCTTGCCGGGCTCGGGGCGCCAGGTGCCGTCGTAACGCGGCTTTTCGTTGCGCGCGCGCTGCGCCGCGCGCATGGCGTCGAGTTCCTCGGTGCTGCAATAGCAGTAGTAAGCGTCGCCGCTGGCAAGCATCTGCTCGATGACTTCCTTGTAGCGGTACAGGCGCTTGGTCTGGTAGAACGGGCCCTCGTCGTGATTGAGCTCGAGCCAGGCCATGCCGTCGAGGATGGCCTGCACCGCCTCCGGGGTCGAGCGCGCGATGTCGGTGTCTTCGATCCTGAGAATGAACTGGCCGCCGTGATGCCGCGCGAATGCCCACGAAAACAGGGCGGTGCGCGCGCCGCCGATGTGCAGGTAGCCGGTGGGGGAGGGGGCGAAGCGGGTGCGGATCAT